TCGGCACAAGTAATGGCACTGAAATTGAACTCGGATATATTACTTCCGAGGCAAGTATTAATTCTCTTTTCGGAAACGCAATTGTTTCCCGTAATGATTTAACCGTTGCTGATTTAACAAACACTGTTGCCGCACTTATTGCATCGTTTGCTATCCCACCAACATCGGCTTCTGATGTAGTTAAATTTTCGTCCGCTGTCAGTGTCTCTGCTATCAATCAATTTAATTATGCCAATAACATTGATGGATCTGAAAATCCTGTATACCTCGCCAAACTCCAACTTAACGGACATGATCGATTCCAAGAACGTGATGGTAACTACTTCAATTACGTCCAACCAAACCAACATTTCACTCATTCCCCTGCTGACGGAATTAATTGTTATTCCTTTGCCGCCAAAGCCCAAGATCACCAACCAACTGGGTCTTGCAATTTCTCCCGCATTGATAATGCTACATTAAATGTAAGTGTCGGTTTCAACAATTCCAGCACCGATTCTAGCACTTACACCAGCAGATACCTCAGTGGAACAAGCTCTGTTCTTAATATTTACACCATTAATTATAATGTACTCCGTGTAATGAGTGGTATGGCTGGTACCGCATACTCTAATTAAATAAATAAATAAATAATCATTATTTTATTAATATAAAAATTACTATAATTTTTATATTAAAATAAGATAATTATTTAAAATAATGGATATTTTTGTAATAATAAAACTATTAATCCAAATATTAATGTTCTAATAATTAAATTTGTATACGAACTATTAAATATATTTATATATGGGATGCAATAAATACCCTGAATAACATATTTATTATTTATAACTAAAAATAATAACATAAATAAAAGAATTTCTTTATATTTAATGTTTGTTTTTGTTTTATTAGTTTGAACAGTATTTTCTGATTTATTTGATACTTCGATATTATCCAATCTAGCATCAATATCTTTTATTAATTTTAAAACATCATAATTTTGTTCTTGATTATTTCTTTCATTTTTTAATTGTGATAACAATACACTCATTTCGTTTTCATTTTTATTTTCATTATTTAATTGTGATAATGGTGTACCCATTACTTGATTTTCACTAATATTAAATTCTTCCATTATAATAATACAGATATAATATAATTATGGTCATTATATAATTGATCTAAAACTTTATATTTATTATATATTATTTTTCTATTTAAATCATCTGTTTTTTCTTCTAAAAAAATTGCAGGGGTTTTATAATCTTTTAATTTTAATGATAAATTGATTATTTTAGTAACTTGATCTAAACTTAAACAGTCCCTATAAGTATCTGTTTTCATGGTAAACCATATACATTTATCAACACATTTTTCTTTAACTAAATTTCCACATATTTGATTCTCAGTAATACCAGATGTATACCAAATATTAATATTATGCATTAAAAATGATATTTCTATTTTTTTATATGGTTCTTTATCAAAATATTTTGATGCATATATTTCTAAATCCCCCATAACAGAATCTTCTAAAAATTTATTTTCAAATGAATCCCCTATTACAATGGTTGTATATGCCCGTTTATATAATACTCTTTTTAAATCGTCTTTTGTAACTGTACTTAACTTCATAGAATCAGTTAATGATGGGATATAATTTTTAAATAATATTGCATTAGAATAAACCTTATCGCCATTCACACAAATTAAATTTGCAATCTCATTTACATTCTCATCATTATGATATTGTTTTTCTGTTTCTAAATCAATATATATTAATTCATATAAATAATATGGTTCTTCGCAGACAATTTCAGTTTTAACAGACATATTTGATACTTTAAAGTTATCAACTTTAAGATTTTGTGCAAGTATATCTAAAAAATTATCACTATTTAATGTAATTGATTTAACATAATCAAGATCTAATACTTGATTAATATAATTTGGATCTTGCCATGGTATATTTTTAATAATACCTTGTGTTATTAATAAACAATCAAACGAATCATTATTTTCCATAATTACTTTTTCTAAAAAACTATAATCTTGTGATTCCATTATAACTATAATTATTATTTTATAAAGTTTAACGCATAAAAAATTGAAAAATTATTATTAAATTTAATATTATTTATATTATTAATGTCCCAATTAATACAAACAGTTGAATTAGAACCTACAACACCATTACCTAAATTAAATAAAATGCTTTTAAAAAGATTAAATAATGAAATTAAATTTTTGAAAAATGATTTAATGTTAAATTTTTCTGTTGGACCAATTAACCCTATTGATATTACCCTATGGCAAGCAACTATTATTGGTCCTGAAGATACACCATATCACAATGGTGTTTTTAATCTAATTATTAAATTTACTGATACTTATCCATTTAAACCACCTCATGTATATTTTACAACTCCGATATATCATTGTAATATTAGTAAAAATGGAGAAATATGTTTAGATATTTTAAAAGATAATTGGAGTCCTGCATTGGATATTAGTAAATTATTATTAAGTATTTCTTCTCTATTATCAGATCCAAATCCAACAGATCCACTTGTTCCAGAAATTGCTATTTTATTAAAAAGTAATAAAATAATTCATGATCTAAATGCAAGGGAATATACTATTAAACATGCGAATTAAAAAAACACTACACTTCAATAATTTGTTTTTTTGATTTACTTTTCTTTAATATTTTTTTATTTTGTTTATTAATCATAAAATCTGGGTTTTCAAATGAAACTACTAAATCATTATTATAATATTTACGATATATATCTTCTTCAATTGTATTTTCTATCAATACCCTTGTTACAAATACCTGTTGTTTTTGTCCAATACGACATGCTCGTGCAATTGCTTGTGATTCAATTGCTTTTGATTCTTCACGAGGTGCATTAATTGGTTCAACAAAAAATATGTGTGTTGCTTTTGTTAAATTTGTACCAGATGCTGCATTTTTTAAACTTAACATAATTACTTTATTATCAGTTCCTGTTTTAGTTTTACCAACTTTAAATTTGTTAATTGCAGAATTACGAGACCAAACATTACCTTTAACGAAACAATTATCTATTTCATTATTTGCTAATGTTTTTCCAATAAGTGATAACATATCATCCCATTGTGAAAATATAATAATTCTTGTTTCATCAAATGTTACTAAATGTTTAATAATTGATATTAATTTTCCTAATTTTGAACCATATTTTCTAATTAATGGATCAGAGTTATCATCATCCTTTTTTTTATCTACAACTAAAATATCTTTACCATCTAAATCTGTTTTACATAGTGGACATAATTTTTTAACTGTTAAACAACTTTTTAAACAATTATAACAATATAAATGTCCACATGCAGTTAATACAGGTTTTGTAAATGGTTCTAAACAAATAGAACAATTTTCATCTATGATATCAGTACTTTTCATTTTATCAAGTATTGTATACATATATTTTGATTCAGTTATTTGTGTTGTATATTGTTTTTTTAACATATAATATGCTTGGTTATTATTAACTAATTTTTCTAATTTCAAAGTATATGTTTCATAATTTTTTTTATGGTGTTCAATTAATTTATCTTGCATCAAAGATAAATCAATTTCAGTATTCCCAAATATTTTTTTAGTTGATTCTAATATCAATGGATGGCAACATAATTGTTGTAAATATTCCTGAGAATTTTTATTTTTATAACTGTCGTACAAATTACGTTCTAAATCAGTAAATTTAAGCCATATTGTTTGATCTTGATAATTTGGGATATTAATTTGATCTATTACATCTTCTTTTCTATGTCGTATACATATTTCATTTAATATATTATGCCATATATATTCTTTATTAATAATATTTGTTAAAAATGAATTGTTTGAATCATTAAAATCATAAATTAAATTTCTATCCTTATCTTCTAATTTTAAATTAATAAATTTTGCACAATTATAAAGTCCTGTATAATTAACAAACGGAGTTCCTGATACATACCATTTATAATTTGAATTAATTGTAGAAACCCATCTTGACATATAACGACTTGATGAAATATTATCTAACATTTCCCCAAATATTTCATGACCTTCATCTAATATTAGACGATGAAAATTAAAAAATTCAAATAATGGTTCACCAAAATCTTTAACTTTAGGAAATCCAATTTCATTTATATATTTAGACAAATTATCTTTAACAAGTACATTTCGTTCTTCAAAATTAAAACTTGATGCTGTACAATGTTTATAATGTAATGTTGGATAAAATTTAAAATTCATTATAAACTGATGACTAGTTATAATTATATCAGAATTAATAAAACTATCAAAACATATATGATTATAATCTTTTTTTGATAAAATTAATAAAATTTTTAAATTTGGATTACATCTTATTATCTCACACTCCCACTGTTTAACCAAATGAGATGGACATAATATAACTGTTGCTTTTGAATTAAATTTTTTAATATCTCCACATATATTGTTAGTATTTACCACATCAGGTAAATTATTTGGTGCGGGATTACTCGTAATTAATGCTATTAAACTAATTGTTTTACCTAAACCCATATCATCGCATAATATACCACCTTTTGTTGTAATTTTAAAATTATGTTTTTCTGTTGTAATTACATTTGTAATTGGGTCAAATAATATATCATTATCACAAATATTAATATTTTTAATATAGTTGCTTTGACCATTAAATTTTTTATTCTCAATTTGAAGCATTTTTGCTAAACTTTTTTCTTGATAATTATATAATTTTATTTTAAAACTTGATGGTGTTTTATTTGGTTTTGTTAAAGGAACAAAACTTTTATTTGATACATCTGTGTTTGTAAAATCTTTTAAATCTGTATATATTTTAATAATAACTAATCTTAATGCTAGTGATGTATTAATATGTTCTTCAATTGAAAATTCATTAATTTGAATACAATAATGTATAGTATAATATTCACTAATTAAAGTACTATTACGTGTATTATAATTAACAATAGGGTTATTATTAGTGAATGTTATTTTCCACAAAGGAGACTTGTTTAATAATTCAAAAAATAAATAATTAGTTATTTTATTATTTAGTGCAAATTGATGATATTTTATAATATTATTTATACAATATTTAATTAATACAACATTATTAATATTCATACCTATAATTTCAATATCGGTTGGTAATGTTTCAATATTATTTCTTTTGATTTTAATATATCCATTTATTATTTCCATTATTAAATGAAATATATTTAATATTTATATATTAATTATATTTTATTTAAACAAATTTCTTTTTTATTAAAATCTTTTTAAATATAATGGTACTATTAAAAACCTTAATAAATAATATTGATGAAAAATTTATTAAACCGAACAATTTAAAATTTATTAATGACCCTTATTTTATAATTAAAATAAAAGAAACAGTTAAAGATTTTTTTCCAAGATTAAATGAAATTGATATTGATACATTAAATATTTTAACAATATTTATTGTTGATCATATTTCATTTAAATATTGTTTTAAACAAAAACCAGATTATTATTTACAATGGCTACAAAATAATTGCAGTGATATTAAAGGAGTAATATTATTATTATTACCATTTATTGAAGATAAAGACAATAGTTTATTATTAAAAGAATTAACTGACTTAAATCATTTAATTTATTCTAAAACAAAAGATCATATCACAAATGATATATTGAATTTGAATCGTGATGATATTTTACCAACTCATTTTAAATATGGGAATATGGGAATTGGTTTATTACCTTTTACATCTTCTGAAAATTCCGATAGATTATTAGATTTATATCCACAAACAGAAAAAAAAATTTATCAAGTAATGATAGATAATTTTTATGGATTGTTACAAACATTAGATATCATTAATGGTAAAAGTTATATTAATTGGATTAATATACAACCATTAAATTTAAAAACATATAATACAACAGAACTTTATATAAAAACCAAAGAACAAATAAATCTTATATCAGGAAAATTCTTATCAACCATAAATATTGATTATTGTGGATTATGGTTTGGTGATATATATAATGTTATTCGTATTAAATATTATGAAGAAGTTAAAAAAATAAAATGGTTATTTTTCCCTTATGAAAAATCACAAGACGACAATGCATATTTAATTAATATTTTACACGAAATGATTAATTTAGAAGATATTATAAATAACGAGTTTAATAATTATGATGAATTATATGAGAAAGACAAAGTTAAATTTTATAATAATATAACATCTAATATAACAAATAGTGATGTTATAAAATATACTTTAATTTGGTTTATTAATAATTATTCACAAAAAGATAAAATTGTTGGTGATATTATTGATATATTTAAATTATTAAATCCAGATGAGGAGAAACAAGATGACTTTGATGATAAAGATTTAAGAAAAATAAATAATATAACTTTGGATGAAATAACAAAATGTTATCAATATATTTCAGAAAATTATTGTGGTCATTTTTGGAATTTTTTAAGAGAAAGTATTAAATTATTAATACATTCTACATATGGCAAGTTTTTAATAATTAAAGATACTGATAATAATTTAAGAATTAATAATAATTATTACTATACCCCTTTTAATGAAAAAATAAATAATAAGGTTCTTAATTTAAAAATAATATATAATATATCAAAATCATTATGTCATTCTAAAGATTGGGTGTTATTGGACAAATATTATATTTCATTAGATACAACTAATCGAATTAATTTTTTTAGAAAAATAAAAAATTTATCTAATAATACAAACAGATGGTTTAATTATTCAAGAAATTATAAAAGACAACATTTATATATACCAAGTCCACCTGATAATCAAATAATACAATTTGAAAAAGATGCATTGAAAGAATTTAAAAATATTCTTATTAATCTTGTTTTTGAAGAATTAATAACAACAGGTATTTTGAATGAATTTGTTCCAAAACTTCATATTACAGATAAACAAAGATTATCACCAAATACTCTTGTATTAAAAAAACAAAGGAACAGTTTAATTAAAAAAATGTTTAGTGATAATAAGAGTGTTTGGGATGAATGTTTTTATTATTTAACAAATGATAAATTTAAATATATACCAAAAATGAGGAAAAAAAAGAATGAGGTAACAGACCAAAGTGATAAATATGATGAAAAAGACTATTTTGAAATGATATCTGATGATCAAGACTGGCCTAATTTTTATGCAATGAATTGGATATCTCAAATAAGTTTTTTTCAACACTATATTTTTCACCAAATTATGTATGTAACAGGTGCTACAGGGCAAGGTAAATCGACACAAGTACCAAAACTTTTATTATATGTTTGCAAAATGTATGATTATAATAAAAGTGGTAATATTATTTGTACACAACCACGTATTACACCAACTGTTGATAATGCAACTAGAATAGCAGAAGAACTTGGATTACCTATTGAACAAGTGTCGAATACATCATCAACAAAAATAAAAACTGATAACTTTAATGTTCAATATAAATATGAGGGTGATGGACATACAAAAACATGTCCGAACGAACTTGTATTAAAAATTGTTACAGACGGAACTCTTAAAGAAACTTTGATTTCAAATCCAACATTGAAAACAATGGATAATAAATCAAATGAATTTATAAATCAAAATATGTATGATATAATTATTGTTGATGAAGCACACGAACATAATATTAATATGGATATAATTATTGCTTTATCAAAACAAACGTGTTATTTTAATAATCAAGTTAAATTAATTATTGTTTCTGCTACTATGGATGCAGATGAACCAATATATAGAAGTTATTTTAAAAATATTAATGATAATTTAGTATATCCAATAAAAGCAAAAATAATGGAGCCATTTTTTAATGAACAAATATTATTTAATCCAGTACATATGGACAGACGTTATCATATTTCACCACCTGGCGAAACAACACAATATAAAGTGACTGAAATATATTTAGATTATGACGTGAAAGAAATAAATAATAAAAAAACAGCTGATAAAATTCAAGAACTTGGATATAAACAAATTATTGAAATTTGTAATAAATCTACATTAGGTGAAATATTATTTTTCTGTACAGGTAAGAATGAGATTTTAAAAGCCATTGAATATCTTAATAATAATATGCCGTCTGGTAATATTGCATTACCGTTTTTTGCTGATTTAAATCAAAAATATAAAGACACCATAACTAAAATTAATTCAAATATATATAATATTAAAAATAAAAGAGAAAATATTCATTTAGAATGGGGATCAAATTATATTGAAGATTTATCAGTACCAAATGGTTTATATAAAAGAGCCATTATTATTGCTACAAATGTTGCAGAAGCATCTGTTACTATTCCAGGATTAATGTATGTGATTGATAATGGATACGCAAAAGAAACTACATATGATCGTAAATTAAATATAAGTAAATTAATTACAGATAAAATATCAGAATCTAGTCGTGTCCAAAGAAGAGGGCGTGTTGGACGTGTTAGTGATGGAACAGTATATTATATGTATACAAAAGGTGCAAGAACAAATATTAAACCAAAATATAAAATTACTCAACAAGACATTACAGAAACAGTTTTAGGTTTAAGTTATAGTTTAGATTTGAAGGCGTATTTAAAAGATCCTATAGAATATAAATATAACAAGTTAATAGTTTCTGATATCATGGATCCAAATATTGTTGGAATAATAAATAAATCAAAATATAATGTTAAAAAATCATTCACATATAAGAAATTATTAAAAATATATGAGGCTAATTATACAATAAATCAAAAATTATTAGATAATTCATATTATTTAATAAAAAATATAAACAACAATAATAATAAAGTTTCTATTAATAAATCGTTGTATGTATATGATGGTGGACAATTATTTGAAAATATGATGGATGGTTTAGGTATATTTTATTTAATACATCCATATGAAAATTTAATTAAACGAAATATTATTAATGAAATAAATGGGATAAAAAATAATGAAGAACATTTTAAAAAAACTAATCATATTCCTTTAACAGAATTTAGTTTTTTTATTAAATCTTTGATTGATAAAAATTTAATTGTAGATATAAATGCTGATTCATTATATTTATATTTAGATGATATTATTAAAAGGAATCGTAATTTTGTTAAATCTGATCTAGCTGATAAAGCATTAGAAATAAAAAAAGACCTTGATTTAACAACTTTACAAATCGCAATCACTTTAATTGCTGCATCTAGTATGGGGTGTTTACAACAAGTATTACAAATACAAATGTTTCTTGATTTATTAAATAACTCTATTGGTAATTTAGTAAATGATAATAAAAAATGGGAAGAATTTAAACAACTTCATAGGTGTCGTAAAAATGATTCAGATATTATATTTATTCATAATATCATAAATAAAATTAAAAGTCGATTTAATAAATTAATAGTTTTTAATATTGATAATATAAATAATAATATTACTACGAAATTAAATAAATATATTGAAAGAGAAATTAATGATTTTAAAGACTTGGAAAAAAAAAGCAAAGATCCTCCATCTAATTATGATGGTGAAATATGGAATAAACTAATGAATTTAAAAAATAATGGAAGAATCAATACAAATAATATGCAAGATTTTGCAAAAATTTATACAAAACAAACAAAGACTTTTGATTTTATATTTAATGATATAGAAAATTATATTGAAGAAATAAAACATTGGTCTGAAAGTAATTATTTAAATCCAACAATTATTATTAGTTTTATTAAAAAATTAGGATTATTTTATTTAAATAAACAAGATGAATATAATAAAAATAAAGTAATAATTTGGAGTAAAAAATTTAGGTCAAATTTTGATAAATGTTTGACTGATTATACACAAGAAGAACGAATATTAAGATCTTATTTATACGGATATCCTAATCAAATTACATTTGATGAATCAAATAATATTAAAACAAATATGAATTTTTCATTATATAATGTTACATATGCAAAATCATATAAATCAAAAAAAAGAGCAATCGAGACAATGTCAGCCACATCAGATATGATGTTTTATTTAAAATTTGAAGAAGATGATACTAACATAAATACTATAAAAGTATCAATACTTAATAATATTAATTCAAAATGGTTAATATCAACACAACCATTAGTTTATAATCCATCCTTTAATAATATCATGCAGGATGTTAAAGATAACCAAACTATAATAAGTTTATTTGATTCTTATACAATTAATAAACTATCTAATGAAATTAGTAATAATTGGTCAAATGATTATTTTGTTTGGAATACATCAGATGCACCAATATTACAACATTTTTATAAATCAATAATTAATGTAATTAATAAATTAACTCGTTAAGTTAATTAATAAATAAATAAAGTCGTAAAGTTAATTAATTAATTAATAAATAACGTTGTAAAGTTAAAGAATCATTAATTATTATTAATAATGGAAAAAGATATTGAATATGAAAAAAATAATATTGCTTTTGATTGGCAATATCCAAAAGAAAGTGGTGGTGGGATTAAATGTAAAAATTATGAATTATGTGAATCAGTTTTACCTGATTGGTGGTTTAGTTGTAAAGGAAATTATTTGTGTTCAGAATGTCATATGATATTCGGAACTTGGGGTATTAAAGGAAGTAAAACATTAACTAAAACAGGTAAAGGAGTATTAGATATATATGATAATGTAGAATGTCCTATATGTTTAGATACAAAACGTTCTATATCATATCCAAATTGTGAACATACAGCATGTATTGATTGTTTTAAGAGATGTTTTTATGGAGATAAAGATGTCGAAAACGAACCTAAATTTCCTTATTCAGAAGATATTGAAGATGAATATTATGAAAATTCTGAAAATCCAAAATGGAATAAAGACTATCCTTTAATAAAAATACATAATAATGAGTGGGATATATGGGATGATGCAAACTCTCAAAAACATGAAAATGAAGATTTTCTAGAGAAATGTCCTTTGTGTCGTAAATAATTTTATTTAAATATAAAATAGTATTATCAACATTTATTCTTTATAAAAAACTATAATCTTGTGTTATTTTAGACATTTTATTAATATAAAAAGTATTATTAAATATTTTTTAAATTATTTCATGTTGAACTTGTTCATCAATATTTTATATATTTTAAATTAAAAAAATATAACTTGATAATAAATTATAATATTTCTATTATTTTACCAACCGCTTTAACACGTCCTTCTCTAAATACCATACGCATTCCAACTTTAATATATTCTGGTCTTGATACAAATTCTAATTTAACATTTGCTTTATCACCACATCTTAATAATTTATTTGCAACTAAATCTTCAGTTAAATCATCTTTTGTAATTTCTAACATTCTTACAGTTTGTCTAACATGTTCGATATGAACAAATGGTTCATATCCTTCTTTGATAGTTGTTGGTGAATGTAATATATGAATTTGAATAATAAATTGTTTTACAGCTAATTTTAATTTAGTATTATCTGATACAACAATCATTCCTTTTTTAATTTCTTTTCTTGTTATATTTTTTAATGAAATACAAATATATGATCCTGATTTAACTTGTTTTAAATCTTTAAAATTTAAATGTATTGATCTAACTTTAACCGATTTATATGTCGAATCTTTAAACGGTCCTAAAAGTAAACTATCGTTTACATTAACTGTTCCAGATTTTAACATTCCTGAAACAATAATTGGATGACCTGGTACATAATATGTATTATCAATAATTAATTCAACAGATTTTTCAGAATTTTGACTAAATGTATGTCTAACTGGTAATAAATTTAACATGGTCTTTACTAAATCTAAATTATGATTTGTTACATTTGATATTTGGATAATAGGAACAATACTATCTGATTTAATATTTTTAATAACATTTATAATATCTGATTTATTTTTAATATGATATGGTATTTTTCTTATTCGATTTTTACACATATTATTGATTACTTTAAGTGTATCTTGTAAAATATTATCTGGTACACTATCCACCTTTGTTACAATAATAATAAATGGTATTTTTAAATTAATACATATCCCAATATGTTCTCTTGTCATGTGATTTATTCCCATATTTGCACTAATCATTATTAAACAATAATCTGGATATAGTGATGATAATCCATGAATTGTTGTTTTTAAATATTTCTCATGACCTGCTAAATCATAAAATGATATTATTTTACTTGAACGACTAGTAATGTCAACCCAAGAATTGTTTTTGTCTAGTTTTAATTTTATAACCTCACCTTCTTTATCAAAACCCATGATTTGGTGTCCAATTGAACTTGTTCTCCCTGATTCAACTTCATGTTTAAAATTAAAAACATTAAGTCTGGCTTTCCCTCGTCCATCATCAAGAATTCCTTTTGCAAGTGTTCCAACAGTTGTTGATTTTCCCGAATCAACATTTCCTGCAACCCCAATATTAATATTAATTATATCTACTTTATCATTTTCTCTTATTAAAAATTCACCAACATAATTATTATTTTTATTATATTCTGATATTTTTATTATACTACAATCATTGCTATTAGCAATCTTTGTTAAATTAGAAATAGATTCTGCATATTCTGTTTCATTTAATCCTACAATTGATCCATCGTCACATACCCCAATTAAATAAATTGCTTCACCAGATCCTTCATAAACACGATATTTCATTTGGGTTATTCTTTTATTTAAAGTATCTGCATCTAGATTTATTAATTCTCGTTTATATTCAATATTTCCATAATATTCTTCATTATCTAATATATCATCAAAGTTAAATATGCTTTGTGTCATTATTTTTATAAAAGAACCTCTTCTTAAATAACATTTTGTTTAATAATATGATATTTATTATATTTGATGTATTGTAATAAAAAATAATATATATAAAAAATAATATATTATATTATTATATGATTGAATATACACTATTTATTTTTAGAAGGGATTTACGATTAGTTGATAATAAAGCTCTTTTATACGCAATGGAAAATCATGATAATATTATACCAATATTCATTTTTACACCTGAACAAATTACAAATAAAAATAAATATAAATCAAATAATGCGATTCAGTTTATGTGTGAATCATTAAATGAATTAAATAAAGAATTAATAATTAAAAAATCTAAATTACATATATTTTATGGGGACAATATCAAAGTTCTTAATAAAATTATTAATACAATAAATATATCATCAATTATTTTTAATATGGATTATACTCCATATGCAATAGAAAGAGATAAATCAATTCAAGATTTATCTAATAAAAAAAACATAAAGTGTATAGTTATTCAAGATTATTTATTAGCACCAATTGGGACATTAAATAAAGCTGATGGCGAACCATATAAAATTTTTACTCCTTTCAAGAATAATGGATTAAAATATAAAGTTGATAAACCAAAAAATAATAATATAAAAAATTTGATTAAAACAAATAAATTGGATGAGAGTATTATGATTGATTATGAAATTAATTCAAATATATTAGTAAATGGTGGGAGAAAAAATGGATTAAAGTATTTACAAAAGATAAAGAATCACGACAAATATAATAAAACAAGAAACATATTAAATATTAAAACAACAAATTTATCTGCATATATAAAATTTGGTTGTATATCAATTAGAGAAGTATATTGGAAAATAGTAAATGAATTTGGTAAAAATGACCTACTTGGTCAAATCTTTTGGAGAGAATTTTATTATTATATTGCCTACTATTTTCCAGATGTATTGAAAGGACAAAATTTCAACAAAAAATATGATAAAATAATATGGAAGTGGTCAAAGACAAATTATGATGCGTGGTGTAGTGGAAATACAGGCTATCCAGTTGTTGATGCTGGTATGAGAGAATTAAATAAAACAGGATTTATGCACAATAGAGCTAGATTAATAACATCTAATTTTTTAAATAGAATATTAGGAATTGATTGGAGATGGAGTGAATTATATTATGCAAAAATGTTAACAGATTATGATCCAGCTGTAAATTCAGGTAATCACCAATGGATAGCAAGTGTTGGTGTAGATCCAAAACCATATTTCCAAAGATTATTTAACCCTTGGTTACAAAGTAAACGATTTGATTTGGATGCAACATATATTAAAAAATGGATATCAGAATTAAATAGTGTTGAACCAAATGATATTCATAATTGGGATAATAGTTATCATAAATATGATTTAATCAAAATAAAATATTTTAAACCAATTGTTGATTATAAAAAAATGCGAGAAGAAAGTATACAAATGTATCAAAATGTATTAAGAAAATAAATAAGAAAAAAAGTAAGAAAATAAAAAGTAAGAAAATATTAAAAAATGAATAAGGTTCTTATTTAAACAAACAAATGTTTATACTATTAGAAAATATTATGACTTATCCCAAAGAAATTTTAGTTAAAGATTATTTTGAAATCCATGATTATTATACAAATATATACGGTGTTGGACGTACAATTATTTTAATGCAAGTTGGTTCTTTTCACGAAGCATATAGTACTGATAAAGATGGTATAAACTTGTGCAAGTTAACGCAAGAATTAGATATATGTTGTACTCGTAAAAATAAAAATTTAGAATTATCAAAAAGTAATCCTAATATGATGGGTTTTCCAGTGCACACAACATATAATTTTATTGATAAATTAATTAATTTAAATTATACAATTGTTTTAATTGACCAAACAACAGAGCCACCATTACCAAAAAGAGAAGTTACAAACATTTATTCGCCTGCAACATATATTAATAAAAAAACAGATGAACAGAAATTTTTAATGTCAATTGTATTAGATAAAATAAAAGATAAAAATAATAATTATCAATTATATATTGGTTTATCAACATATGAATTATCAACAGGAGAAGGATATTTTTTTGAATCCTATTCTTTAAAAACCGATGAAATAATAGGATTAGATGATGCATTAAGATTTATTGAAAGTTATCCCCCAAAAGAAATTGTGTTACAAAATAATTTAAATTCAACTGATACAATATCGTCAATGAAAGTTAATGATATCAAAAGTTATTTAGGGTTAGATGATTCTAATATATACACAATACCAATAACAAAACATAATAAACTGTCATATCAACGAGATTTATTTAATAGAATTTATAATATTGAATCAAATATAGATATTATTGAAATGATAGGTTTAGAACATTTAACATTAGCCAGATTAAGTTTAACAATACTATTAGATTATGTTTTATCTCATTCAACAATATTATTAAAACATTTAACAATTCCAAAATTATTTTCATCAGATAGATATTTATATCTTGGTAATAGAGCATTAGAACAATTAGATGTTTTAAATAAATCAACTAATACCAATTTATTAAATATAATAGATTTTACAAAAACATCAATCGGTAAAAGATTTTTAACATTACAATTATCATTGCCATTAATAGACCATATTGAAATATCTAAAAGATATGAAATTATATCAAATATTATAAAGAATAATTATCATGTTGAGATAATTAATTTTTTAGAAGACATTTATGATTTAGATAAACTTGTTAGAAAATTAGAAATTAATACAATTAATCCATATGAACTCCATCAATTATACATATCATTTTATCAAATTATTAAATTAACAGATTATTTAAAAGAAATAAATTTATTAAAGATTTTTAACATTACAAAACATGATATTAATCAAATTAAATTATTTAAATCTAAAATAGAATCAATGTTTATTATTAATAAAATAACAGAATTAAATTTTAATAATTTTTTCGAATGCGATTGTTCTTTCTATAATTTTGATATTTATAATGAAATTGATACATTACAAGAAAGTATTGATACAAATAATCTATTCATGAAATATTTAATTGAAAGCTTACAAGTACATATTGATGATAAATATTATTTCAAAAAACAAAGTGATAAAGAACAACCTTCAATGATTACATTAAAGTTTAATGAAAGAGATGGTCATTATTTATTAATGACAAATAGACGATGTGAATTATTAAAATCAAATATGAAAAAAAATAATATCACTGTATTAAAAATTGGTTCAATAGATTTAGATATAAATGAGTTAAAATATGATCCATTACCAAAATCATCAAACACAAAGATTACATGTAAAAAAATAAAAGATTTATCAAGTAATTTAGTAATATGTAAACAAGAAATGGCAAAGAAATTAAAAGAACAATTTAAATGTGATATGAAAGATTTTTATGAAACATACGGCGAAACATTTCACAAGTGGTCTAACAAAATTGCATATATTGATTTTATAAACAGTGGTGCGATTTGTGCTAACACAAATCATTATTCCAAACCAAATATAACTCTTAAACAATCTAGTTTTTTTAAAGCAACTGAATTAAGACATCCAATAATAGAACGAATTAATACAAACATATCATATGTTCCACATGATATAGAATTAGGATTTGAAACAGACCAAAATGGAATATTATTATATGGTATAAATTCATCAGGTAAATCAACATTAATGAAATCAATTGGTTTAAATATTATATTAGCACAAATAGGATATTATACAGCATGTGCAACATTTGAATTTAGTCCATACAAGTCATTATTTACACGTATATGTGGTAATGATAATATGTTTAGAGGTCAAAGTTCATTTATGGTTGAAATGATGGAATTGATGGCAATTCTAAAAAGAAATGATTCAAATACATTAATAATAGGTGATGAAATTTGTAGAGGTACTGAAGAGAAATCAGCAAATATTATGGTTTGTTATATGTTAGAGATTTTATCTAAATCAGATTCTAGTTTTATTACTGCAACTCATTTACATAAATTAGCAAATTTAAAATCTGTTAAAAATTTAGAACGTGTAAAAGCAAAACATTTAAAAATAACATATGATTCAACTAATGATACACTTTTATATGATAGAGTTTTATCAGATGGTCAAGGAGAATCATTTTATGGATTACAAGTAGCAAAGTCTTTAATGAAAGACAATCATTTTAATGAAAGAACATCTGAAATATTATTAGAATATGATAATATTACAAAAGATAAAACAAGTAAATATAATTCAAGTGTTTATTTAACATGTTGTGAAATATGCAAGTGTAAAGAAAAATTAGAAACACATCATATTATTTGGCAAAAGGAATTTGATTCAAATAATATCAATAAAAATAAAATTAGTTTACAAAAAAACGATTCGTCTAATTTAGTTATTCTTTGTCAAACATGTCATGATAAAGTAGATCGTTCAGAAATAAACATTAATGGTTGGATTGAAACATCTGATGGACGTATATTTGATTATCAAAATAATAATGTTATTACAAAAAAAACAAAATATACAGATGAATTAATTCAATATATTACAGAATTAAAAAGTATTGTTAACCAAGATCAAAAAATGGCAATAATTAAAATTAAAGAAAAATTTAATACAAAAATATCAGGTAAAAGTATCGTAAAATTATGGGCATAAATTATGTGTCCTCTTCAGAACTAGAAGTGTTTGATTTTAAATATGATTTATTTAATGTATCAATACTTGATGTAGAATTATCATATTGTTCGATATTATCTTTATCTTTATCTTTAAAAGGTGTTATAATATTAAAGTCTGTAGTATTAATATCTATTTTATTCAATAGTTCATTTATTTCTAATTGTGTTGTTGTAGATATATTATTTCCAACTGTTTCTGGTAATTTCATAAAAATATTAGTATGAAGTTCTGTTTCAGGTGCATTAAATTTATCATAATCTGATTCATTACCAGATTCGTCCTCTGAATCTTGAATAAATTTATAATTATATACTTTTGGTTTAAATGAAATCAATATTGGTCTTAATAATATACCAAATTCGTTATTACCATTTATCCAAATTGCATAACATTCCAATATCATTTTACATTCAGAGTTCTCAGGAATTTCTGAAACATTTATATTTGTATTTTTTATTTGTAATCGAGTCTGCAAGTCCCCTTTATTAAATATTTTAAATTTAATTGTTCCGTTATCATAATTATCAGAATCTCGTATACTTTTTTGAAATGTCACGCTATCATTATTTTTATTAATATCAAACCATGTTGAACTTTGTTTAACGGCATCTTTTTTAATCTTTTCTTCTAAATTATTTAAAAACTTTAAAAATCTCTGTATCTTTGAATCTTTTTTTCCAGATAGTGCGATTTCAATTTCAGAATAATGTTGTAATTCGTCTGCTTTAAATAAATTTAATAATGTTGGTGTTTGAAAAACAAAATTTTGTAATTCATTATCTCTTTTATATTTAATTAAAATAATTTTTTTATTATTATTTGAACGATGTTTTGTATAAACAATATTACTTAAATCAATATTATTAATATTTAATGGTTCTTTATAATTCATATATTAATTATAAAAGATTTATTTTTTAAATAAAATTAATTGTTTAAATAAAGTAATATTATATATAAACAATTAAATAAATAAATTAAAGTTTTCTACTTTTTAGCTTTTGTAGATGCTTTCTTTACAGTCTTGGCTTTTGGTTCATCTTCAGGTTCAGCCTTGATTGCCTTTGTTTTAGATTTCTTTGCACTAACTGGTGGTGGTGTTGGCATATCTTCATCAGAATCAGATTCACTATCAGAACATTCTACAACTGGTGATTGTGTTGGCATAGCAGGATCTTCATCAGAATCAGATTCACTATCAGAACATTCTACAACTGGTGGCTTAACTTGTGGTTTGTCTGTCTCTTCATCAGAACCATCAGATTCAGAATCAGAATCTACTTGTTTAATTGCAGATGATTGATTCTTATCAGGTGGTTTAGTTGTTGGTTCTTCATCAGATTCGGATTCAGATTCAGCTGCAGTAATGATTGTTTTTGATGGGGCCGTAGGTTTTGTTGGTTTTGTTGGTGTTGTTTCATCATCAGAATCTAGAAACTCTGCAGAACCCTTTTCAGAATAAGCTGTATTTTTAATACGAGCTTTTACAAGTTTAAGTGTAACTCCCCATGTACCATTACTCTGAGTCCATACTTTAACTAATTGTAGAATAGGTAGTATTTCACAATTAAACTTAAGTGATTTTTCTAATACATCAAGTGTAATTTGTTTATTTACACCATTAATGAGAACATATTTATTAGTTTCATTATCTAGTTCATAAAATTCAGTAATAATTTTCTTATCAGTTTCTTTACTTTCTGTTTGTACATTTTTACCATATGTACCAATTGTGTGTAGTTTCGCTTTCAGAGAATAATACTTTTCAACATTGCTTGTTTTAGACTTCACTGGTTTTCGATAAATTGCAGTATATTTATCCATATCGTCAGGGTCAATAGAAGATAACTTCATAAAGGTTGTATTAGTTTTAATATATTTATCAAGTTCTTTTAGGAAAACAATATATTCTTTAATTTCGTCAATATTAGTTTTTGTATCATCGATATTAACATGACAATCTTCATTAATTGGAAATCGTACATTTAACCGACTGTCTTCGTTTAAGTAAAATTTATTATCAGCTCCATTAGATAAAACAGGTCCTGGTGGAATACCAAATTGCTTCATTTTAATCCAAGGTCCTTGAATATTTAATGTTTGTTTGCTTGGTCCATATCGTAAAAGTGGTACAGAATCTGAGCCCATTTTAACATTTTCGCAGGTGATTTCTTGGATATTTACTTGATTGAATTTAAGTGTGATTGATTGAGATGACATTAAAAGCTATATTATAAGAGATTTTTCAATAAATGTAATATTCAATTTTTTTTATATAAAAAATATATATAAAGAGCTATTGTTTAATTTTATAATAACATGGATAATAAAACAATAGATAATAAAATAGATGATAAAACAATAAATAATGAAACAGATAATTTTGATTCTCTTAACTTGAGTGAGAATTTACTCAAAGGGGTTTATTTACACGGATTTGCACAACCATCAAAGATTCAAGTCACAGGTATTAAATCAATTAACACAAACAAAGACTGTATATTACAATCACAATCTGGTACAGGAAAGACTGCGACTTATGTACTTGGTGTAATTAATAGATTAAATGAAACTGATAAGAATTGTCAAGGTATTATAATTACACCAACTCGTGAATTGGCAGAACAAGTTTATAATGTGGCGTGTACTTTATCTAAATTTACAAATTATAAAATTGCAAAATGTGTAGGTGGTACAAATATTGCTGATACATTAAAGGATCTTAAAGAAGCGACTATTGTAATTGGAACAATTGGACGAATATATCACATGATAAATATTAAAAAAATAAATACAAGAACATTAAAGTTTATTGTGTTGGATGAAGCAGATGATATCTTATATGATGGTATTCCAGATAAAATAGATGAAATTATTGAAAAAGCTCCGATTGGTGTTCAAATTATATTAATATCTGCAACAATGTGTATGAATGTATTTAGTTTTAGTAAAAAGTTTATGCATGATCCAATCAAGATTCTTTTAAAAAATAATGAAATAATAGTCAATTTAATTAGTCAATTTTATATTGATATTGAAACAGAAGAGTATAAATTCGATACATTGTTAGATTTGTATAATTTAATATCAACATCTCAAGTAATTATATTTTGTAATACCATTAGAAAAGTAGAGTGGCTTGAAGAAAACTTGAAGAAAAATAATTTTCCAATTACTGTAATACATTCAAATATCACTCAAGAACAACGAGACCTTGTTGTGAAAGAATTTAGAGATGGTAAAACCAGAATATTATTAACAACTGATTTACTTTCTAGAGGTATTGATATACCACAAGTAAATATGGTTGTAAATTATGACTTACCACCAAATAAAGAAACGTATATTCATAGAATTGGTAGATGTGGGCGATTTGATAAAAAAGGGGTTTCTATTACAATGATTAAAACAACAGACCCATATGATACTAAAACATTAGATCGAATGAAATACCACTATAATATGAATATTAAAGAAATGCCTGATAACATATCAACATTCCTATAGCCAAAATAGTCTTTAAAAAAAATTGATTAAATTAAATTATAATTTTATAAATAAGAATATAATTTAATGTCTTATGATTTTGAAACCTTAATGAACGATGCGTATGATTGTCTTGATGAAACAATTAATAATACTCGTTTAATTTTACCTAAAATTATTTTTGAATATACAACAACAAGAGTTGTGTGGAAAAATACAAATGCTTATTTACAACTAATTAATCGATCAGAAGATCATTTTTTAAATTTTTTAAAATTAGAATATCCAGATAAAAAATTCAGTTTTATTTCAAATAATTTAATAATTCATAGTAAGCAATTAAAACAAGATTTTATACATGATTTAGCAATTAATTATATTAATAAATTTGTAATTTGCGATGTTTGTAAATCAACTAATACTGATTTATTAAAAATAAAAAAAATATATAAAATGGAATGTTTGGATTGTGGTCATTGTAAAAATATGTAAAAAATTTGTTTAATATTTAAAGATTATTATTTTATAATAATAATAACAACATATTAATGTCTGAAATATCTAAAATTAATAATTATATATTTAGTAATATAAATATTACGGCTCAAGAAAATAATATTATTAAATTATTTGAATTTTTTTATTTAAATAATGAAAATTCTAATATTTTTTTAAAATTAATATCGACAAAATCAAACATATCAATTAGATTAATTGATTTTTTTATAACTAAATATGCTAAAATTAATAAAACTAATTATATATTAAAAGAAAATAATAACGAACAAACATTTAATATTTATACATCATATAAACAACAACTAAAAGGGTATCAAAAAAAATATTTTGATCCATTTAGTCGTGGTGAAAGAATACCATTTTATATTAATGATATTTTTATAATAACAACTATAGGACAATTAAATTTTTTTAAATGGTTTATAAGTAAAAAAATTTATAATTATGTTTTATTAAATCAAAATATTATTGATAGTAGTATGAATCAAAAAAATGTATTAAAAGTTACTAAAAAAAAAGCAATTAACCATACACCAATATCAAAACCATCAAAAATACAATATTTGTCTAATTATAGACAAACAAATAATATAATTAATACAAAGCAAAATGAACAACCAATAGTGGTATCCTTTTGTTTTTAATATAGACAATTCTTAAAAAAATTGATTTATTTATTAATTAAAATTAAACTTTATATTATACTAATGCCATCTATTAAATCAATTAAAGGGAAAAATATTGTATCTAAAAAACCAATTAAGGGGAAACTAGACTTTGACAATGAATCTGATACAGAATCTGAACATAGTTTTGCGAGTTCTGATAATTCTGATTCAGAATCTGATACTATTGTAAAAGATACCAAAGGTAAAAAGACAAAAAGTGCACCTAAAACACTTGATACTGAATCAGAATCTGATTCAGAATCTGATACTAATGTAAAAGATACCAAAGGTAAAAAGACAAAAAGTGCACCTAAAACACTTGATACTGAATCAGAATCTGATTCAGAATCTGATACTAATGTAAAAGATACTAAAGGTAAAAAGACAAAAAGTCCACTTAAAACACTTGATACTGATTCTGATGCAGATACTATTGTAAAAGATGCAAATACTATTGTAAAAGATACAAAAGTTAAAAAGACACAAAGTACACCTAAAGTACTTGATAATGATTCTGATGAAGATCCAAATATTTCAGAAAGTGATAATGATTCTTCATATGAAGATACGAGTGAAAATATCAAACTAATTAAGAAAGTTAAATCGATTGAAGATCTTGTACTTCGACTATTAGAAATTGATTTTGAATTTGCAAAAGATTGCGAACCAACACTTGTTAAAAACAAGAAAGAAATTCTAGATTTTCAGAATAAACATGAAAAGAAACAAAATGGACTAGTTCGTGAAATGAAAAGTATTCACAAGATTCTATTTAAAACACATACATCTGAAGTTTCTAAAGCGATTAAAGCAAAGAAAACAAAACGAAAAGGAAGTTCAAATAACGGATTCAATAAGCTTGCACCAGTTCCACCAATTCTTGCAAAATATTTAGAACTAGAACCAGATGACCAAATTTCACGACCACAAATCATGAGTAGATTAAATTGTAAATTTAAAGAGCTTGGATTAAAAACTGGGCAACTCACAATTCTAGACAAGAAAGCAGTTAAAGATCTAGAACTAGATAACAGTTATATTAAGAAAGTAATTAAATTTGGAGAATTACAAACATTTATTAAAGACAACTTTTATACACCAATGCTTAATATTAGTACAGCTAGTTAATTTATTTAAATAATATTTTATTTAAATAATATTTTATTTTAATTGTAATAATGTCATTCTAGACGATGATAATTTTACAAATGGTAATTGAATAAATTTTTTTGATAATACATTATCTAATATTGTTTTATAGTTATCAGATAAATCAATCTTATGTGTTAAATAATATTCAAAAATCATATATTTTAATATATAATATGAAAAGGCTGCTGTTTTTTGTTCAACAATATTTTCAGGTGATCTATGCCAATTGCCTAAACCCCAAATATCATTTAATGTCATTGCTTGATTTCTGATAAATCCTAATTCATAATTTATTAAATTTTTAACAGATACTTTTGTTAAAAGTGATAAATAAATTAAATTATACATAACACCTTGAAAATCAGTAATTGCTTCAAAATAATAATGTGGACCATCTGTCTTTATGATTTCTGGAATAACATCATGTTGTTTATCTAATTCTAGATTATGAAATAATTCATGAAATATTACTTTTTCGAACTCCTCTTTTCTCCAAATAAAAATAATATCTGATACTGAATTATTATATCCTGAATTTGCATTTTTAATTCCCATTATTTTATCACTTTGTGGGAATTCTTTTTTTAAATTTGATAAGATTAAATATATTTTAATATGTTTATAGTTATTTGTTTTTTCTTTTAAATATTCTATTATATGTATCATATATTTAATACGTTCATCTAATTCTATTATTGTGTCTGTTTTAATAATAATAAAGTTATCACCCCACGCAATTTTATATATTTTATTTAATGTTTGTATAGCATTAAATAATCCTTCACGATCAACATAAATACCTTTAATATATGTATCTATATCTATATCATCTTTATGTATTTCTGATATATTTATAGATATAGCTTTTAAATTAATTGTTTTCTTAATTTTCTTTCTTTCATTTCTAATATATTTTAATAAAATATTATTATTTTTTAATTTATATTTTGTAAATTTTTTATAATTATCTATTGTAAAATCAGACCACATTATTAAAGTTTATAAATTAAATTAAATTAAATATAGTATAGTATATATGGATTCAAACACAGATTCAAACACAGAATCAATCACAGAATCAGAGACAGATTCTTCCAAAACACAACCACAATGGGTAGTAATTTTAGTAGTAATTTTAGTAGTATGTATATGTATATGTTTATTTATTGTGTATTGGAATAATTACATATATTTTAATTATGGTGCAGGTTATCTTTACAGAAAAATACTTGAAAGTTTTTTTAAATTTTTTTAAATAATAGAGTTTTACATGATCTATACAACTAATATATCATGATGTAATATTTATTGTCTAGGTTTTTTAATTATTTTAATTTTGATATTTATCAATAAATCAGTATATTTAATATATAATATATAATAATGTCGTCATCAAAAAAAATCTAAAAAACCAACCAAAATTGGAAAAAATCTTATGGGATATTTTTATATTTTTTATTTTGTTTTTATGTCTCGTTGTTGTGGGATTAATTCTAGTTTTAATTTCTATAGCATTCAAATAATTTAATATATAATAATATTGGTTCTGATATAGAACAATTATATGGTATTTATATAAAAAGCCACATGATAATAATTAAAAACATTATTTTATTTTTTAATACACAAATAATATTATTAAAAAATATAATATATAATATATAATAATGTCGTCAAAAAAAAAATCTAAAAAAGAATCATCTATGATTTTGATAAGTGCTGGTGTCATTGGTGGTATTGTTGTAGTTATGTTTATGGCTGCAATAGTCGTTTCGTTTCAAAGCACAACTTTATCTAAATCTAAATCTAAATCTTACTTTAAAGGCGTCTTAGAAAACAAACAAAAATTAATATAATTAATAAAGATTATAATAAAAAACCATTATGAACACGATTTATTTATTTGTTGATTCACACTATCAATTAAAACAATGTTATATAGTTAGATAGAAAAATATTCTTTTAACAACTGTTCTTTATCATCTGTTGATTCGTAATTTAATATTAATTTAATTGTTACATTATATTCGGATATTAAAGTATCATTAGATAATTCAATTAAAAAACCATCTCTACATGGTACCCATTTTTGAATATTAATTTCTTTTAAATCACCCAAATCAATATTAATATCTAATCCATATACCATTTCATATAAATTCATAGAATGTTCAATTACAATCATATTTTCGTCCCAATATACATTATTTGGTAAACTTAATTTTATAACTAAATTACCATAATCTCCATTATATATATCACCACCACCAACATATATAATATATGGTTTAGATAAATTAAATACAAATGTTGTGGGTATATCAGCATCATCAACTTTTTTAATAATTTTAATTTTTTTTTTATTATTATTTACAATATCTCCTATTTTAATTATTAGATCGATATTAATATCATTTTTATTTCTTTTAAGGAAATTAAAAGGTAATGAATAAAAATATTCTCCCATTGACTCATCGTATAAATCTATATCAGAATCAGAACAATTAATAGTATTGGTAGAATCTTTATGAGGTACATTGCCGTTTTTAATTAAATCGAGTAATTCTTTAATATTTAATGTACTAAAAAAATTAATAATATTTTTTTGTATATATTCAACATCGTTTTTTTCTAAATTTATTCCATATTTTTTTAATTCATCAATATTTACATTTTTATTTATAATTTTAGAAAAAATATCAATAAATGATGTTTTTTCTAAATCATTCATTTTTTGATATTCCTGTCTTGTTTTATCATCACGTAATATTTCGTAGGCAGATTGTATTTTTTGAAATCTATTATCTTTATCAATATCATTATTTTTATCAGGGTGATAAATTTTAGCTAGTCTATAATATGCTTTTTTAATATCATTTGTTGAAGCAGTGTTTTTAATTTCTAAAATTTCATATAAATCCATTTATATAAATATAATTTTTTTACTTTATATCAATTATATCAATAATAAATATTTATAAAGTAAAAGAATTTATATTTATATATGCATAATAATATTTTTATTAAACAAAGTAAAACTAAATATAATCCAGATATTAAAGAAAAATTAGATTGTAAATCAACAGAACGAGAACAAAGTAAATTTGAATTAAATAAAATAATATATAATTCAATTACAGGTATTATACCAGACAAAGATATTGAAAAACCATCAGATTTATATTTACAAAAAGATAAAGAAAAAGAAAATTTAAAATTATTAATTTTAAATAAACAAAAAGAACGAAGTCATCAAGATGTACAATTTATGCCTGTGAAAATAAAAGTAATAAATGGTGATGGGTTTAATAATAGTACTAGTGATAATACCAGTGATAATACCAGTAATGAATACCTTAAAACTTATAATGATATGAAACAAAGTAATGAAAAAAGTAAACAACAATTAAATCAAGCAGTTCATAAAACAAATTATAATAATATATTAATAGGTCTTGAAGAATTAGGTATATTAAAATAATGTTTTATAAATCGAATATAATATAATTCTTTAAGTTTCAATTTTTTATTTTATTATGTAAATATAAATTATATTTATATAATAATGAACAACAATATAGTAAAATATAATTTAGATCCTATTTATTTAAAATCTAAAAATCAAAATACACCACAATTAGAACCAATTTTGGAATTATATAAAGGAAAATTATTTTGTTATATTATAAAAATATTTATAAAGGATTGTACAGATACATTTGGGTATAACATTTTTTCGATAAAAAAATCATATATTAGAACAATTACAAATTTATTATCAAGTTGGATATTTTCATTATATATTGATTATGACTTTTCTGGGGATTATTTATTACCATCAACATATACAAATACCACGATATTAAAAGAAACATTAATTGATTTGTGTAAATTTGACACATCTATTATTGATATTGATAATAAAATTGATTATGTATTAACAAATTTAGTAAATACATATAAAATACAATTAGATTTACTTTCTAGTTACCAAAATTCTTATTTATTTAAAAAAATAAAAGAAGATTATATTATTACAAAACAAAAATATAAAAAAAATTTTTATAGATTTGATATTTGTGTTACTTTTGATATTAAAAATAAAAAATTAATTAATATTTTAAATAATATATCAATACCAATATCAATTTATAATAAATTAAGTAAATGTTATTCAGGTGAAAGTAATAAAATAGACAATTATATTTGGGCAATTTTATTTAGATATCAATTATTAGGTTCAAATAATCATCAATTAGCAATTTTACCAAATATTATGGAACAATTAAATTCTGATTATTCTTTAAAATTTGAATGTTTTGCATCTGTTATTAATAATAATTTTAATGATTTTTGTTCAATATATTATGACTTGGAACAATATTTTGGTTCTGTCGGTAGTTTTTTTAATATGGATTTAATAAAAGGAACATATGGATTTAATCCACCCTATCAAAAAGATATAATTACAAAAGGAATAAATAAATTATTTGATTTTCTTAATAATACTACAAGTGATTTAACATTTATCATAACAATACCTATATGGGATATTGAGGGTCAATTAATTATGAATAATAAAACAACAATTAATTATGGGGATTTTGAAATTATTAAAAATATCAAAGAATCAAAATATTTTAGAGGATTAAAAATGATTTTGAAAGAAAACTTTACATATATTGATTATAATTATGGATTATATAAAAATAAAACTATTCAGGATACATATGTAATTATATTATCAAATACATTAATGGGTATAACTAGTATTGATAATTATACATTTGAACCATCAAAATAAAATATTATTTAAAAATAATCTTTTATATTTTAATATAATGAATATAAATTGCTATCCAAGTAATAACCAAAGAAAATATGTTAATTTAAGTAATTGTCAAACGTTAACAGATACTAGTATGTTATGCAATGCACATACTTTAAATTTAAGTAATTGTCAAAATATAACAAATATAAGCTGTTTATTCAATGTACATTCTTTAAATTTTAGTAATTGCCAAACATTAACTGACGCAAGTATGTTATGTAATGCACATATATTAAATTTAAGTAATTGTCAAAACATAACAAATGTAAGCTGTTTATTCAATGTACATTCTTTAAATTTAAGTAATTGTCAAAACATAACAGATGTAAGTATGTTAGGTGGTGTACATTCTTTAAATTTAAGTAATTGTCAAAATATAATTGATATATTCAAGTTATGTAATGTACACACATTAAATTTAAGTAATTGTCAAAATATAACAGATGTAAGTATGTTAGGTGGTGTACATACATTAAATTTAAGTAATTGTCAAAATATAACAAATGTAAGTATGTTAGGTGGTGTACATACATTAAATTTAAGTAATTGTCAAAATATAACAAATATAAGTATGTTAGGTGATGTACATACATTAATTTTAAGTAATTGTCAAAATATAACAGATAAAAGTATGTTAGGTAATGTATATAAAAATAATATACACAATGTCAATGGTTGGTATTCATTTTTTACAAATATAGCTAAAAATAATTATTTTTTTTAAATTAAAAAGTTGGATTATAGTATCCAGATTTGTGTGCAAGTTTATAAATCTTGTCACAATATATTTCTTTTGGAACATAAATCATAGCATTTCCGTTAATACTTGTTGCATAATAACACAGTTCTTTTGTTTTATATTTTATTGGTACATAATGTAATGCACGATAATTTTGTTTAACTGCAACAAAACACATTTGATATGTAATCATTTCTTCAGGGATATATAATACAGATATACCGTTTTGTTTCAATGCTGATTTAATTATTGTTTTAGTAATAAATTTGTTAGGAATATACTTTATTGACTTGTAATTATTCCGCACTGCAAGAGAACATAAATAATTAGAATACATTAGATTAGGAACATATACAATAGCCATCCCATCTTGTTTTACAGCAATTTCGCATAAACTTAATGTGCGTAAATATTTTGGAATAAACTTTAATGCAAGACCATTTTGTTTCAATGCTGTAATAGAATATTTACTAATATGTAGAGTAGGTATATGTTCGATTGACATACCATTTTGTTTAATATAAAAATCAAATGTTTTTTCACAACACATTGACTTTGTATTAAAACAGCGTTTTAGTAGATGGTAAATTGGATTAAATTGATTGCGTATATTTAACATTATTAATATTTATATAATAATGTTAAATATAATTTTTTCAATTTTTTATTATCTTTATTCTTGTAAAAAATTGAATTTAATATATAATATGATATAAATATTATATATTAATGTTTAAAATTATTAAATCTCAATACCCAGTCAAAATTAGCCAATTCTATAGATATAAAAGTACTCAAAAGTTTGCAAATGTTCATGAAGAAGTATTACAATGTAGTGATTATCCATTAGATAAAATCAATTCTCATTTTAAAAATACTATTTTTTCAGTAATTGGATACGGTCCTCAGGGTCGTGCACAAGCATTAAATTTACGAGATAATGGATTAAATGTAATTATTGGATTAAGACAAGGAAAAAGTTATGATGATGCAATCAAAGATGGATTTATTCCAAATAAAACATTATATAGTATTGAAGATGCTGTTATTTATGGAAATACCATTATGAATCTATTATCAGATGCAGGTCAGGCGGCTAGTTGGAAGAAATCAATATTACCATATTTATATAAAAATAAAACTTTATATTTTTCTCATGGATTTAGTATTGTATATAATGAACAAACAGGTGTTGTACCACCATCAAATATCGATGTTATTATGGTTGCTCCTAAAGGAACGGGTCGAACTTTACGAACATCTTTCATTGAAGGTAAAGGTGTAAATTCAAGTATTGCAGTTTATCAAAATGTTTCTGGAAATGCAGATGAAACCGTTAAACATATTGGTTTTGCAATTGGTAGTGGTTATTTATATAGGACAACATTTAAAAAGGAAGTTTATAGTGATCTTGTTGGCGAACGTGGTGTATTAATGGGTGCGATTCAAGGGGCGTTTCTTGCACAATATAATGTATTGCGAGAAAATGGACATTCTCCATCAGAAGCATTTAATGAAACCGTTGAAGAAGCAACACAAAGTTTAATTCCACTAATTGCAGAAAATGGGATGGATTGGATGTATTCTAACTGTAGCACAACAGCACAACGGGGTGCAATTGATTGGTATCCTAAATTTGAGAAAGCATTAAAACCCGTTTTTAATGAATTATATGAAAGTGTTCGTAATGGAACTGAAACCAGAATTGTTTTGGAACAAAATAATGATAAAGATTATCGTAAAAAATTACAGGTCGAACTCGATAATATTGCTAATCAAGAAATTTGGAAAGCAGGGAAAACTGTGCGAAAATTACGAAAGACCCCCTGTTTTAAAATAAAAGATTTTCATTTATAATTAATTTATTTAAATTACTATTTTAATATTAAAATATTAAAAAAGTTGAAATTAAAAATTATAAATATTATATATATATATTCATAATGTCATTTACAAACAAATCAAAAAAACATTTATTAACACGTGATACGAAAAATATTGGTGCAGAGGAACCAACCATTATTAAAAAAAGTATAAAAGTGGTTCATCAACAGAAATCTTTACAACCAAAACAAAAATGTAAATTATTTGATAAAAGTAATAACTGTATTAATACTATTAAATATAATACAAAATCTATTAATTGTGTTGCATATAGTGTTGGTGGTAAGTTAATCGTGTCTGGATTACGAAATAACACAATTTGTATTCAAAGTATGTTTAGTAGAATACATCTTAAAACACTTTATGGTCATACAAAATCTGTGAATAGTGTTGTATATAGTCCAGATGGTAAATATATCGTGTCTGGTTCATCAGATTGTACAATTCGTATATGGGACACAATTTCGTATAAATGTATTAAATATTATAACCACAAATCTAGTATTAATAGTGTGGTATATAGTTCTGATAGTAAATATATAATTTCTGGTTCTCTTGATGGAAATATGTATATTTGGGACACTTTTACGGATACGTGTATTAAAACATGTAGAGGTCATACTTTTTCAATTACAAAAGTGTTATATAGCCCTGATGATAAATATATTGCAACTAGTTCATTTGATAATACTATTCGTATATGGGATGCAATAAATGGAGAATGTATTAAAATCTGTAATGGTCATACAGATTCTGTTACATGTATATCATATAGTCCAGATAGTAGATATATTGTATCATCATCATATGATAATACAATTAAAATATGGGATAATGGAGAATGTATTAAAACATATATTGGACATAAATCAAGTGTTAATAGCGTTGCATATAGTTTATGTGGTAATTTTATTGTATCTGGGTCATCTGATAATATTATTTGTGTTTGGGATACATATAATACAAATTGTATTAAAACTTTTATTGGTCATGACGACAATATAGTCAGTGTTGCATTCAGCCCATGTTGTAAATATATTGTATCAGGATCAGATGATTCAACTATTCGTATATGGGATGCATTTATGTTAATGAACTCGAATACAGTAATAACTGAAAATAATATTGATGTATATAAATTAAAATTTAATAATATTAAACATAATATATCAATTTGTATTGATAATATTGATGATACTGATATTATAAAGTTTTGTGGTAATTATCCATCAATTGATATTAGCCATATTATGTTTAATTTTATAATAAATAAAGATAAAATTAAAGATAATTTATATTATATTTTAATTGAATCGTATAAAGATACAGATAAAGAACTTGATACAAAACTACATGATGAATTAAATTATTTAATTTTACATGCAAAATAATGTTATTTTATTTTATTTTATTTTTGCCCTTTTATAATAATTTTAATTGGTTTTGATAATAAATGGTTAAAATAACTATTAACACATTTTTTAGTTATTTTATCAATCTGTTTAAATAAAATAATATTACGATTAAAAACATATTCATGATTAATTATTTCTGGTAAATATTTACTTATTTTATCACTTAAACTATAATCTGGTTCCATTAATTCTTTTTTTATTGAGTTTATGAAACTTTTAAATGTAGAATCGCTTTTAAAATATTTGTTTATACTTTTATTAAATTCAATAATATTATCAATAATATCTTTTATAGGTTTATTCGATTGAATTTTTTGTGTTACATAATAATTGTTACGATATACAGACATACCCATATTAACTAAATATCCAAATTGTTTTTTTGTTCTCAATTCATCAAAGAATGGTTGAGATAATATTCGTGTACCAATAATTGCTAATATATTTTTAATAGCGTCTTTTTCATTTATTATATCTAATCGACCCATTGAATAAAATAATGTAACACAATTTGCTTTTTCATTTGGATTTAAATGTTTAACACAAATTTGTTGGATATCTTGAACAATTGGAACAATAATTTCTGAGTTATTAAAATATTCTTTATAACTATCAAGTAATCCATTAATATTTTTTTTATCAATATTACCATAAATTAAACTAGTCATTGTTGAACCATCTAATATTTTTTTCATATGTTTTATAATTTGATTAAAATCAATTATTTTTATAGCGTCAATTAATGTTTTAGTTGGATATTCTGTATCATAAATTGTTGATTTTAATACATTATTTGAATAATTTGATGGATTTGAAAATTTAATATTTTCATAAGATTCTTGTAATGATATCATCAAGTTGTTAACATAAAGTTCTGTTAACACAGTAATGTCAATATTAAATAAAAATTCTTTTAATTCTTTCAGTAATAATTGTATTTTTGAGACATCGTTTAATGCACTTATATTAATATTAATGGACGATGTAGATGGCATTGCATTGAATGATATTGAATATGGTAGTTGAAATAGTTTATGCATTTTAATATTAATAATATAATTTAAAATAATACAACTAATTTTTGTTAATATATATTTTATTGCTGTATTATAATATTCGTTATTAATTTGTAATAAAATAGAAACAAGTGGTTCGCCGAATTTAGAACATCCACCATACCATTGATTTTGTGTTATTAATGTTGGGACATCATATGCATCTAATTCGTCAATTAAAACTGGAACACCATTTAAATATTCATTTTGTAAATCAGATAAATTAAAAGATATATTATTTACAGGTACTGATTTTAATTTTAATTTAATTAATGCATATTCTGTGTTATATTCTCTAGCCTTTTTTAAAGTAATTTTTTGACCATATGGATATTCTGGACAAGATATAATTTTAATAACATTTTTATTATTAATATATTTAATAAATGTGTTTTTATACTCTATAGTTTTTTTTATTTCACGAATACTAAAATCATTATTAAATATATCTTTGGTATCGCAATAATAATGATTAACAGCTAACATATTACACAAATCTGTTGTTTCAAATTTATGTATTGTATCGTAATTTTTTTCTAAAATTTCTTTTAAATATTTTGCATAAGATTGAATATCAGAATTATTAATTTGTTCAATTGTTTTATATAGTGCAGATTCAACATAAGCTAAATTATCTAAACCATGTTTTGTTAAATTCAATATAATTTCAAAAACACCTTCAAAAGTAATATCAACATCAATATTATTTAAATAACCTTTTCTAGTCAAATCAAAATATAATGATTTATCAGATTTATTTAATAACATTGTTTCAAATACAAAAAAGAATTTTGTATGTACATATTCACTTTGTACAGGTATTTCAAATATATAAGATACATTATAAATATTTGATAATGTTTTTAAATAATATGTATTTAAATTATTTTCACTATAAAAATTTTTATTAAATTCTAATTTATTAACACACTTACTTTCTGCTATATTACCAAAGGTTGTATCAATTATACCTTTTAATTCAACAATTGGTTTTGATGATGCAATACATATTGATATATTATCTGTTGTATAATGTTTTTTATAAAAATCAATTAATACATCTCGAATATTATCCTTTTTTAGAGTATTAAGAGAACCTGTACCAAAATTATTCATACTCGTATCTTTATTTAATAAATCTGTCATAAATTGTTGTTTTCGCCACATATCACTATTAATATTTTTTTTATGTTCATTATCAACAGCATTAATTTCACGTTCTATCGAATCTTTTTTAAATAATGGGTCAATAAAAAACCTACTAAAAATATCAAACATATTTTCTAAACCATCATCAAACACATTAAAATAATATACTGTTTCCATAGAATCTGTATAAGCATTTGAATACCCTCCTAATTTATTTAATTCATCGAAATAATGTTCTTCTCCTGGATATTTTTTACTTCCCATAAATAACATATGTTCTAAAAAATGAGCTAATCCATCATAACCTTTTGGATTAGAATGGGAGCCAACATTAACAGCAACAGTTACGTATGATTTTTCTAATGTTTCATCATGAATCAATGAATATTTTACACCATTATCTAGTGTTCCTCCGACTAAATTTCTTAAATCAAATTTAGGTTTATTAATTTTAATCATTCTATAATATAATATTGATAATATTTATATTATATAATTTAATACTTTTTTTAAAAAATATTGTAATCCATTATTATTTATTATTTAAAGCACGAGACCACGTATTCATAAAATCATTATAATTTATTTTTTTATAATCAAAATCATTAATATTATCATCACATACCCATAAATTATCAATTGGTATTATTTTTTTATAAAAATCATTATTTGTATTATAACATAATAAAAAAGGAGTAATTAATACAAGATGGTTATCTGCATCTAAATATTTATCAACATTTTCATTTTGAATATTTTTAAACCATATATTAGATTGTGTTATATTCGAGTTTAATTTATTAATAAAATCAATAATATTATCGAGTGATGGTAAATTATAATATTTATAATATGTTATATTATTACTATGATACTCTTTCATATTACCAAATTGAGTCATTATTAAATAATATATTTCTTTTAGATAATCATTTGTATTATAAATATTATTATTATCTAGATGTAAATTAATATTATTATAATCATAAAATAAAGGATATTTTTCACTTAATGTTGTTATAACTTTATTATTTATTAAATTATACAAGTCTTGGTAAGAGTCATTTGTAATATATGATTGTTTCACATATATAATCAAACCATTAAAAGTATTATCATAATAATTAATGTTATCTTCAATTAATTTAATTGAGTCAATTAATAATTTTGTATCATATTTATTTAAATTAAATATACTAAAATCGATGTATGATTCTGAATTTTCAATATTACAACACATTAATATTCTCATATCAGATTCATCCATATTATTAATTTCATTTTTTGATAAATTTAATCCTCTATTTATTATAAATTTTTTTAAGAATTCTTTAATTTCTTCAAAATTTAGACAAAGTTTATCCACAAATAAAACAATAAATTGATTGCTTACTTGAAAAAATCTATGTAATATTATTTTAGTAATATTTTGTTGTTTAGTTTTATTTATTTGTTGTAGTAATAGTTTAAAATTATTTAAATCAAAATTTATACAAGATTTTTTAAAATTAACTATGAAAGTATTATTTAATGCTTTGTAATGAGATATTAAAAAAAAATCCAATCCTAATTCTGGTCCTATTTCTTTTGATGATGGTATGCGATCGTTTCCAAAAAAATAGAAAATTATACATAAATCCCAAATTATTTTATAATTACATGTTTTAATATTATTAATTGTATTATATAATTCTAATAAATATTTTATAAGTATAGGTGCTTCTATGATTTGTGCAAATTCATCTAAATTATTTTTTTTAATATATTTTATTAAACACAAATTTATATTTTTATTAATAATTTTATAAAAAGTTTGTTGAACTAATATTTGATGAATTAAATCTGAATCTACAGTATGTATTGAATAATCGTATATAGTTTCATTCAATGCTATAAATTTAAATATTTTTAAATCTGATTCACCATTCTCAGTAGATTTATTTATTTGTATAGTACATTTTGGAAATAAATTTGATAATTTTAAATTTATAAAATCCTCTAAACTCGTAATAAATACACAAGATGTTCCGATTGATTTATTGGTTGTAAATCTATATTTTGTCCATTTAATATAATCAAAGTATAAATCAGCATTATCAATATTATATTTTTTATTGATATTATCAATTAATTTTTTATTATTTGTATCTAATTCATTAAAATATATTTTATATATTTTTTTTCTTTCAATAGATTCTAAATGTGTTTTTATACGTCTTTTGCGTTGTTCAATTATTTTTGAATATGATGGAATACCATCAAAAAATATAACAATTGATTGTATAAAAGTATTTTTATGAAATTTATCCATTAAATAAACTATTTTATTTAAAATTTTTTCATGTATTATTAATTCAATAATTGATAATTTTGTATTATTTTTATTTGTAATATCAGTAATAAAATAATTTATAACATCTTCTTCATTATTAGAAAAATTATCAAATAATTTTTGATAATCATATTTTAGCCAATGTTGTTGTAAAAATATTTTTTTTAAATAATTTTCTAATAATACATGATTATTTGAAAATGGATAACATAATATTATTTTAATAATATCATTTACATCATTTTCTATTTCAATAATTTCTTGATATATTAAAAAATTAGCATCAAATATTATACAATTTGATGCAATTTGTCTAAGATTTGTTTGAACACATACTTCTTCTATACTATCACAATTAACAACCTTTGATATAAAATTACTAAATCTATCAATTCCCATTTTATTTATTATTATTATTATAAAAAAATTACGGTTTAAATAATATAATTTAAAATATAAAAAATATAATAGACCAACCTATATATTTTTAAATATATTTAAAAATATAATAATTATATTATTAAACTATGGAAACAAAAATCATTAATAAAATATTTCCGATAACACCAGCTCATTTATTATTAAAATATGATATGGAAGGATTATGGTCTATTTCAATGCCAAACGATGCAAAAGAAATTTCATTAATTATTTTAAATAAATTTGGTTCTAATATCAATATATTAGACGGGACTGCTGGTATTGGAGGTAATGTAATTTCTTTTGCAAAATATTTTAATAAAGTTTGTGCAATAGAATTAAATACATCAAGGTTTGAAATATTAAAAAATAATATTGATATATATCAATATAAAAATATAAAATTAATTAATGATGATTCTATTAATTATTTAAATAATAATTATGATGTATATTTTTTTGATCCACCTTGGGGCGGTCCTGATTATAAGAAATATAACAACATTAGGTTAAAATTAGGTAATAATACATTAACTGATATTATCAGTAAAATTAAAGCACATACTATGAAATCAATAATTTTTAAATTACCTATTAATTATGATTTGTTAGAATTTAGTAATTATGATTATAATATTATTAAAATTAAAAATTATATTATTATAATTATTAAATAATATTACCCTGGACCTATTTCTGGTTTTGGTAAAAAAATGCAAAGTATTAAAACTAACATAGCTAACGAACCAAATATAAAATATAAAGTAATTGCCAAAGTTGATGTAAAAAAGTTATTTTATTTTTTTGCCATATATATATATATATAATTAGATTTTTATTTAAAATATTATTAAAAATAAATCAGTTTTATTGTGTTTATTTTACGTTGTTAATAAAACAATCATAATTATAAATTTTTAAATATAATTATAAATTTTTAAATATAATTATCTTTATAATAATACTTAACATAGTGATTACTACTAATATAAATACTATAATTGCCATACAAAAATATATAATATTATTAAAAATTATATTATAATTATTTAATTATGGGTTTGATGGGTATTGTTTTGACAATTGGTTTTTGCATTATAATCATGACAAAAACCATAACGATCATAATTATCATGACAATCAACAATATCCATATCCCGTCAATCATAAACAATCTCAAATTTTCATGTATAGATTTTTTATTATCTTTATATTTTTTTGCCATATATATATATAATTAGATTATTATTTACAATATTAATAACATGTTCATAATTATAAGGATAAACAAAACATAGTTTTCAATTATAACTATCTCTGTTGGTTGTTTTGCAGGTTATATTTTAAAAATAATTTAATACAAAAAACAACAACATATATAACTATTGGAAGACCAATTAAAAGCGATAATATTATTATAATTATTAAAATTTTATATTATTATTAAATTGACTTTGCTTTATTTTTACTCATATATAGTTAGAAATAACTACCATAATTTTTTAGAAATTTAAATGTTATTTAATATTCATTTAATAAAAAATCTTATATATATTAAATGAATATTAAAGAACATTTAAATTTTTTATTAGAAGAATATAAATTAAAAAAATTATTTAATTTATTTATATTATTATCGATAATTACTTTAATTATAATATGTAGTTTTCATTGGATATTATTAATTTTCAGTAATATTATTAAAACACATCCAAATTTGATTATTATGTTTTCAACAATATTACTATGTGTATATGCACTAAGCATACCATTAAAAAAATATTTAAAAGAAATCATTGAAAAATTATTATATAAAGTAAAACTGGCAAATATTAAATTTTTTAATGATAAAATTAAAAATATGAATAAATATGATTTATTACAGTTTGATTTAAATGATTATTATAGTAAATTACATTATTTTAATGATGACTTGGATAAATATATTTTAATACAACAACACGAATATCAAATCCCTTTTTATTTTATAACATTATTAATCATTGCCCTTAATAAAAATAATGTATTAATATTAATTATATTTGCAATTTTTTATATTTCAATAAGACTTATTAATGAAATTAAAATAAATGAAGAAGGACCTATAATAACACAATTATCAGGATATGAAAAAAATATAAGAAAATATTTTATTAATAGTAAAATGTTTTTAATAAATGATGAATTTAATGAAAAATATTTATTAAATAATGTATGTAATTATGAAAAATCTAAATCATCATTAAATAATTTGGATGACAAATTAGATAATAAATCAAATATCATAATGTTAATATTTATGAGTATTATTATATTTTCACAAATAGATAAATTAGATCAATATGATTTTTTCTATTATTTTTTAATTGCCTTTGATATTGAATTTATTTCGAATAAACTTGCGGAATATTATAAAAATAAAGTAATTAATAAAATGGAAATGCGATTAGAACATTTATATAATATTAATACAAGTGATAATACAAGTGATAATACAAGTAATGGTAATAACGAACCAATTACTCAAATACACATAAATGAACTTGTTAATAATAATCCTAAATTATCTATAACAAAACCAATTATTATTAATAAAAATGACCATATTTTAGTAAGTGGTGTTTCTGGTGGGGGTAAGACAAGTTTATTATATATATTAAAAGGTATAATATCTCCTGATATATTAAAGATAGAACCTAGTATTAGTAATATTATTAGTCAATCTTTTATTAGTATTCAAAATAATCAAAATTTATTTAGTGAAAAATTATATAACATAATCACAAATCACAAAAAACATCCAAACATTGATTTAATTAATTTTTCATTAAAATTTTCAAAATTAGATCATTTATTAAATAAAAATGATTATATTAATATTGAAAAATTATCTAGTGGCGAACGTGGTAGACTTTATATTTCTCAAATTATATATACTATTAAAACTCATAATTATAAAATTTTATTATTTGATGAATTAGATCAAAATTTAAATAATGAACTTTCTATAGAATTATGTGCCAATATTAAAAAATTATTTAAAAATAAAATTATATTATATATATCTCACAATTCAAATATTGCTAAATTGTTCAAAAAAGAATTTATAATTAAAGATGGAATTATTAATATTAAATAAAAATTTTAATTACATGAATAACAAAGAACCTTTTTAATACGATACTTTGATATTAAATTAGCACACATATCACATGGTGCAACATTATCTAAATGTGTGATTTTAACAAGAATCATTGTACAATTACTAATAATTTTTTTAGGACATTTTCTAATACAATCTTGTTCTGCGTGAATAGTATATTTATTTGGTTCATAACAACAATCTCTAATTTTAGAACTTTGTGTTCCTTTACGTTTATTATTACCAATTGATACAATTTTTCCTTTATGTACAAGGATACATCCATATTGTGTAGCCATTTCTATATAACTTTTAGTAGCTTGCAATCGTGCATATTCAATTAGTGTCTTGGTAGCCATTAAAATAATATATAATCATATAAATATGATAATATTTCAATTTTTATACAAGTTAAATTGATATATCAATGAATAAAAAACTATTTAAACTTTAAATTTTAATACATGTTATATGAAATTACAATTAAGACGTTCAAATCAAAATGATTTAGATAAAGTACACGAATTACAATCACAATGTTTTGATACATCAGATCAAATGTATCGTTCTAATTTACAACATTATTTAAATGATGGTATATTATTAGAAGATATAGGTGCAAATAAACTAATAGGTGTTTTGTTACAAGGGTTTATCACACCTTGTAATAACGATATTAAATTAACATTAGATGAACCAGATACTGGTACAAATAATAATATTATCAAAGTTGATATTAACAAATGTAACGAGTTTGATTTTTATAAAGAACATTATGGGATTGTTATGTTATGTGTTGATTCTGAATATAGAAAACATGGATATGCACAAAAATTAATTGAGAAACATTTTAATGATAATAATGTTTCAAGTTGTCTCAATACTAGAAAAACAAATATTAATGCGATTGAATTATATAAAAAAATGGGGTATGAACATATTGCATATATTAAAGATAATTATTTTTTTCCAAATGCGGATTCAACATTTATGATTAAAGAAAAAACGATATAATTAATAATTTATATTACATAATATAATGAATTATGAAACGAAATATTTAAAATATAAATTAAAATATTTTAATTTAAAAAACCAAAGAGGTGGTGTCGAACCATTAAAACAAGATGAAAAAGGGGAACTTTTTGATCCGTTAATACATGATGAAATTAATTCGTTTTCAAAATGTAAACAGGTCATAATTCACAAGAGTACAAATAAAGCCTATTTGGAGGAAACAAATTGGGGAGAATTATTAGATGATAATGATAAAAAAAAAATAAATTTAAAAAATAAAGATAATAAAATATGCAATATCGAGTATTCAAAAAGTCAAGAAAATAAAGATTATTGTAATATATATTATAATAATTGTAAAGGAGGAGAAACTATTGGAATATGGGGTGAATATGATATACATATGGATGGTTATTATTATTATAA